GACTCGATGAAATTGTATGCTGGCTCCTCGATCTGTGACCCGGTTGTGGACGCCGTGAACACAGCAGCGGTTCCGTAAGGATCGGCTGCGGAGTTCGTGGGGATCAGGTCTGGATCACCAGCTGTTGGCATGAATACAGACAGATTGGGAGCAGGGTCATCTCCTGTGGTACCCAACATGTCTGGAAACCAAACTATATATCCACAGGCTCCCAATGTAGCATTGGTACTCTTGTGGAACTTGGTAAGGTAGCCTTCAGTTTCACCGTAAAGTCCGGGGACCAAGGGTGCCTTGCATGGGTCCTGGACCATCCTCACAATTGGTGCTAACACATTGTTTTGGCGGTTCCTGTTCCTCTTGCGGGGAGCCTTGGTGGCTTTACTGTTGTTCGACTTGTTCTTGTTCTTGTTCTTGTTGGGCATGGTTGCAGAATGTTCTGAATTTATTAATTCAGTAGTTTCGCCCCCCCACCCTTCTCCTGGCGGGCCGCTTTTACGCGCTCCACACAGGCGAGGAATTCACCCAAGCGAGGTGAACTCCCAAGATCATAGGTAAATTGAGACACAAGCTCTGGAGATAGGCTCTGTTGTTCTAACAAATTATAAAGGGACTTGGTCCCATCCTCTGCCCAGGCACCGTCTTTGGAAAAGAGGTGCGAGCAGAAGCTGAAAGAATCAGACTTCTTAGCGTACATCTTGAGTTTGTGACCCAACTGTGCATATTTCTCCTCTGCCTCACTAACAAATTCCTCCACACAGTCGTCTCCCATGGCTATGGACCAACGGGCTCCAACCAGCAGAGCTATCCAACACCTTATACGGGAGTTGGTTGAACTTGTATTGAATGAACCAGACAGCTGAATGCCGGGCCAGGTTGGAGCGACTAGCGTACCATCTGGCATGGTTAGAAGTGAGTGTACAAAGCAATAAGCTCTGTTCCTCATAATCCGTGCCGAGTCACCAGTCATTCCACCCAGAAGAATTCTTGCCTCAGCCTCGAGGAAGATTTCCCATGGTTGTACTGACCAATCAAAACCGGTGACATCCGCCTCAGCTATGGAACCAGTTCCTTTCAATTGCATAACCCGAGAGTATAAACTCTCAAGGCTGTCCTTGTCCGTTAAACTTATTCCAGGGGCTGATGGGATTTCAGACCAGTTCGCGATTTCTG